GGCTGAACCTGCAGGCCGGCGGGCGGAACGTGGTGTGGTACACGCTGACCTGGAGCCTGGAGCTGTACCAGCAGGCCAACGCCCGGCTGCACCGGCAGGGGCAGGAGAAGCCCGTGATCGTGCACCGGCTGCTGGTGAAGGGCGGCGTGGACGAGGACGTGGCGAAGGCCCTGGAGGGCAAGGACGAGAGCCAGGCGGCGCTGATCGAGGCGCTGAAGGCGAGGATCGGGAGGTGGGCGGCATGACGGCGAAGGAATTCCTGCGGCGGGCGCGGGATGTGGACCGGCGCGTGGACGAGGCCACCGAGCGCGTGGAGCGGATCCGGGCCAGGCTGGAGGCCGGGCGGCTGTCCTCCATCACCTGGCTGCCCCGGGGCGGCGGCGCCGACTGGACCCGGACCGCCGACCGGCTGATCGAGCTGGAGCAGGCCGTCAACGAACGGGTGCGGGAGATGGTGCGGTGGAAGCTGGCCGCCATCGACGCGATCCGGGGCGTGGAGGAGCCCAGGCTGGCCGAGCTGCTGGAGCTGTACTACATCGACGGGCTGACCTGGGAACAGGTGGCGCAGAGGATGGGCTATGAGGTGCGACAAATCTACAGGCTGCGCGGGGTCGCGCTGACGATGGTCAGGGTACCGGAAGATTTGCAAGGAGGGGTGCATTAATGAAATTGTCAAACGATATGATTATGCGGCTTATGGCTGCTGGCCTTACAAAGGCACAGGCAACCAGCACGGCTGCGGAAGTGGCTGTCAACCTGTTCATGCCTGATGATGGGAAGGCACTCATGGCAGAGGCTAAGAAGCAGGTCGACGAGATGAGACAGCAAGCCTTCACGATAAAGCGTGATATTGCCAACTTCTCTGAAACGCTGAAGGCTATCGTTGAAGCAAAAGACAAGTACGGGCAAATTACGGACGAACGCGCGATACAGGCGATAGCGCTGTATGGTGCGCTGCTACAGATCAACGAACGGCAAGGCGTGGAAGGAGATGAATCTGCCAAGAGCGCGGGCTACATCGTCTATGCCTATCTTGGAGGACAAGCCAGGCAGATCGAATGATGTCATTGTATGTCAGTATTTTCCTGTGCTATACTGTAAACTGACCGAAGCGGGCACAGAGATGTGGCCCGCTTATGTTATGCGGAAAGCAGCGTAGGGGCTGAGCCCGGCGAGGTCCAGGCGCGAGGACGGCGGGTGGTTCATGAGCCCGCCCATCCGGACCGATCCGCGGACGGATGCCTCCACGCTGGCGGGGGCGCGGAGAAACCCGTCATCCGCTTCAGCGAGGGGACGGGGCGCGGAGAAAAATAATACGGGAGGTGTCGCGGCTTGTGGGCAAGAAGAACAAGCGCACCGACTGGGCCGCGATCCAGGCCGAGTACATCGGCGGGAACATCGGGCAGGCCCGGCTGGCCAGGAAATACGGCATGGCCTACGGCAGCCTGCGCCGCCGGGCGGAGGCCGAGGGCTGGTATGCGCTGAAAAAGCAGGCTGTGCGGGAAAGCGGCATAAAAGCGGCGCAGAAAACCGCCGAAGCCGCCGCTGACAACGCGGTGATCGCGGCCCGGATCAAGGCGAAGCTGCTGGCGCGGCTGGAGAAGCTGACCGACGCGGCGCTGGACGCCACGGAGGAGCGCGAGTACGACGGGCCGAACCTGGTGGCCATCCACCGGCTGCGCGACCTGACGGCGGCGTACAAGGACCTGACCGGCGACCTGCTGAAGGGCGAGGCCGGGGAGGCCGCCCTGCAGTCGGCCCGGGAGATCCTCGGGGGTGTGAGCAGTGTCATTGAGTGACAAGCAGGTGGAATACCTGTCCAACTGCGACCACCGGTGGAACGTGAAGACCGGGGCCACCGGCAGCGGCAAGACCTGGCTGGACTACGCGGTGGTGATCCCCCAGCGGCTGCTGGCGCTGAAGGGCGAGGGCGCGGCCGTGATCCTGGGCAACACCCAGGGCACCGCCAACCGCAACATCCTGGAGCCCATGCGGGACATCTGGGGCGAGAAGCTGGTGGGCACCATCGGCAGCGACAACGCCGCGCGGCTGTTCGGCCGGCGCGTGTACGTGATGGGCGCCGACAACCGCAAGCACGTGGCCCGGATCCAGGGCATGACCATCGAATACGCCTACGGCGACGAGGTGACCACCTGGGCCGAGGGCGTGTTCCAGATGCTGAAGAGCCGCCTGCGCTGCCCGCACAGCCACTTCGACGGCACCTGCAACCCGGACGCGCCCCAGCACTGGTTCAAGGCCTTCCTGGACAGCGGCGCGGACGTGTACAACCAGACCTCCACCATCTTCGACAATCCTTTCCTGCCCCCGGAGTTCGTGGAGAACCTGTGCAAGGAGTACGCGGGGACCGTGTACTACAACCGGTTCATCCTCGGCCAGTGGGTAGCCGCCGAGGGCGTGATCTACCGGGCCTTCGCCGATGACCCGGAGCGCTTCATCGTGGACGACCTGCCCGGGGGCGACCGGGTGCGCAGCGCCGTGATCGGCGTGGACTTCGGCGGCGGCAGCAGCGCGCACGCCTTCTGCTGCCTGGGCTTCACCGTGGGCGGCGCGGTGGTGGTGCTGGACGAATACCGGGAGCAGGCCGCGCTGACCCCCAACCGGCTGGCGGAGGCCTTTGTGGACTTCGTGCGGCGGTGCCAGGCGCGCTGGATCGTGGCGGACGTGTGGTGCGATTCCGCCGAGCAGACCCTGATTAACGGGCTGAGGGCCGCCGCGGCGGCCGCGCGGCTGGCCGTGAACATCGGCAACGCGCTGAAGAAGCCCATCAACGACCGGATCCGCGCGACCTGCATCCTGATGGGATCGGGCCGCTTCTTCGTGAACCGCGCCTGCAGGGAGACCGCCGACGCGCTGCGCAGCGCGCTGTGGGATTCCAGGAAGCTGACCGAGGACGTGCGGCTGGACGACGGGACCACCAACATCGACAGCCTGGACGCCATGGAGTACGCGCTGGAGCGGGAGATCCCCGCGCTGATCGAGGCGTGGAGGGGCTGAAGGGGAACGGGGAAGCCCTATCCCCCGCTTCGCGGGGACTTCCCCACTGCGGTGGGGAAGCTTTTGGGGAAACCGGGAGGCTGAGGATATGAACGCTTGGAGCAGATTTGTAAACTGGGGGCGAGGACTGATGCAGAGGGCAGGCGCGGCGACGGGGATCGCCCGTGAGTATAAGGACGTGTTCGAGCTGGGCGGCGTGCCCGCGCTGCGCGGCTATTATCGGGACGCGGTGCTGGTGTGGCGGGCGCTGTACCGGGGCTTCTATGAGAAGTGGCACCTCGTGCCCGCGCCCAGCATCGCCGCGCCCAACGCCACCCGACAGCTGTACCGGCTGAACGCCGCCAAGGCCGCCTGCGCGGAGCTGGCCGGGCTGGTGTGGGGCGAGCAGGCCGAGGTGCGCGTGGCCATGACCGGCTGGACGGAGGAGAAGGACCCCGAGACCGGCGAGGTGGTCAACCCCGACCCGCTGAATGCCTTCGTGCAGGATGTGCTGCGCAAAAACGCCTTCGGCGAGCGGCTGCAGCCGCTGATCGAGCTGGTGATGGCCCTGGGCGGCGGCGCGGTGAAGGTGTGGGCCGAGCCCGAGGGCGGAGCCGATCCGGAGGACGGCGGGGCCTACGCGGTGAAGCTGGGCTACGTGGCGGCGGACCAGTTCGTGCCCCTGGCCTGGGACAACGCCGGCGTGAGCGCGGGCGTGTTCATCAGCCGGGCCGCGAAGGGGAAGTATTTCTACACCCGGCTGGAGTGGCAGCGGGTGGAGGACGGGCGGCTGGTGATCGAGAACGAGCTGTTCCGCAGCGACATGGAGAGCGGCGCGCAGCCGGGCCGGGTCCAGGACATCCTGGGCAGCCGGGTGCCGCTGGAGGAGCTCTACCCCGGGCTGGAGCCCCGGGTGGAGGTGGCCGCGGGCGAGGGGCTGTTCAGCTACTTCCGCACGCCCGTGGCCAACAACCTGGCGGACGACAGCCCGCTGGGCATGAGCATCTACGGCAACGCGCTGGAGACGCTGCACGCGCTGGACATCTGCTACGACAGCTTCGTGAGCGAGTTCCGGCTGGGCAAGAAGCGGATCATCGTGCCCGCGCGCTGCGTGCGCCAGGTGGCGGACCCCGTCACCGGGGCGCTGCGGCGCTACTTCGACCCGCGGGACGAGGTGTACGAGGCCTTCGCAGGGGACGACAGGGAGGAGCTGAAGATCACCGACAGCAGCGTGGAGCTGCGGGTGGAGGAGCACATCGCCGCGATGAACGCCTTCCTGTCGATCCTCTGTCTTCAGATCGGGTTCAGCGCCAACAGCTTCAGCTTCGACGAGCACGGCGGCGTGAAGACCGCCACCGAGGTGGTCAGCGAGAACAGCAAGACCTTCAAGACGCTGAAGACCGTGAAGAACCAGCTGGGCCCGGCGCTGGAGAAGCTGGTGCGGACCATCGTGCGGGTGGCCGGGCTGTACGGCATCGTCCACGAAGGCCAGAGCGTGGCCGCGCTGGCCGCCGGCGGCTTCGAGGTGAAGATCAACTTCGACGACAGCGTGACCCAGGACCGGCAGACCAACCTGAACGAGGGCATCAGCCTGGTGAACAGCCGGCTGCTGTCGAAGTTCACATTTTTGACCGACCCGAAGTACGGCATCGGGATGACCGAGGCCCAGGCGAAGACCGAGCTGGAGAGGATCAACGCCGAGAGCCGCGGCGACAGCGCCTTCGGGGGCGACCTGCCGCCCATGGCGTAGAAGGAGGCGCGACATGTACCTGACCTATGGACAATACCAGGCCTTCGGCGGGAACCTGCCCGTGACGCAGTTCGAGCTGGCGGAGATCAGGGCCCGGAAGCGGATCGACAGCCTGACCCAGGGGCGCGTGGCCCGGATGGCCCGGGTGCCCGGCGAGGTGCGCGCGGCCATGATGGAGATCATCGAGACCGACCGGGCCTTCGGGGCCGCGGCGCAGGCGTCTGCGCCCGCGGTGTCCGGCTTCAGCACCGACGGCTACAGCGAGACCTACGGCGGCGTGGGCGAGCGGACGGCCGCGGCCGAGGCGCAGCTGCGGCGGACCGTCGGCGAGCTGCTGTACGGCGTGACGGACGACGACGGCGTGCCGCTGATCTACGCGGGGGTGGGGTGCCCGTGAGGATGTGCGATGAGGCGGTCACCGTGTTCCGCCAGAGCGTGGACGCGGCCACGAAGACCACGACGCTGTCCTGGAGCGTGATCCGGGGCGCAAGCTGGTACGCCACCACCGCCGTCACCGTGGACCCCAAGGGCGGGCTGGTGGCCGCCAACAAGGTGGTCGTGCGGATCCCCGCGGAGAATCTGCCCGAGGGGCTGCGGATCGCCAAGGGCGATCTGATCGTGCACGGCGAGGCCGCCGGACAGACCGAGGCCGAGCTGCGCAGGACCTACGGCGCGGACTTCGCCGTGGTGCTGGGCGTGACCGACAACCGGAGAGCGCCGAACGGGGCGCATGTGCGGATCGTGGGCGCGTGAGGCGAGGGGACGGGGGACGGGGTGCCCTATCCCCCGCTTCGCGGGGACTTCCCCACTGCGGTGGGGAAGCTTTTGGAGACGGGAAGGCAGAGGAAGAGAGGGGAACGGGGATGTTTGAGATCAACGCGCGGCTGGTGGATCCCGGCGCGCTGGATCCGGAGGACCTGCTGGTCCGCTGCGGGCTGCAGCGGGGCGGGCCGGTGCAGTGCATGATCGACCAGCGGGTGATCGACGACTGCCAGCCCTACGTGCCCGCCAGCCCGAACCGGACGCTGGAGTTTTCCGCCCAGCTGTCCACCGAGATCGGCAGCGGCACCGTGGTGTGGAATACCCCCTATGCCCGGTATCAGTATTACGGCGTGGTGTACGGGCCGAACATCCCCATCCTGGACAAGGACACCGGCGTGCTGCTGGGCTTCTTCTCCCCGCCCGGGAAGAAGAAGCACCCCACCGACAAAAAGCTGACCTACGACAAGGCCCAGAACGCGCTGGCCGGCCCCCACTGGGTGGAGCGCATGAAGGCCGACCGGATGAACGACATACTGGACGAGGCCCGGCGGCTGGTGAAGAGGGAGTTGAGGTAAATGGACAACGCGACCCACGTGCGGACCTGGCTGCTGGCCTGCCCGCCCATCGCGGACAGCACCGGCCTGTTCGGCAGCGACTACCTGCAAGACGAGCCCGGCGGGTTTACCCTGGACAGCGTGCCCAGCGCGCTGAAGTACGTGGAGAACATCGAGGGCGAGATGCGCCTGCAGCCCCGGCAGGAGCAGCTGTTCGTGCTGGCCGCGCGGATGGACTACGGCGCCGAGGCATCGGCGAACCTCAACAACTTGGGCGTGTTCCGGGAGATCTTCGACTGGATTATCGGCAGGGACAACGCCCGAGACCTGCCCGCGTGGGAGGGCGGCGCGCTGACCGCCATCGTGCCCACGCTGACGGCCTATCCCATCGCCGTGGGCAGCAGCGCCGCGCGGTATCAGATACAGATCAAGGCGCTGTACAAGGTGGAGGGGTAGGAGAACGGGGAGAACGGGGAGACCGGGGTGCCCTATCCCCCGCTGCGCGGGGACTTCCCCACTGCGGTGGGGAAGCGAAGAAAGTGAGGGCCGCCAGGCGAGGCGGAGGGGCGAAGGAAGCGGAAAGCGGGAGGCAGTATGGCCAACATCGACAGGCTGAACGCGCTGGGGGAGCCCATCGCCGACGTGTACGAGGAGATCGCCCGGCGGGTGATGCTGAACCTGGCGCGGTACTTCCGGGCGCTGAAGCCCGGGGAGGCGCCCGGCGGGGCCTTTGAGTACCAGGCGCGGAAGCTGGCGGAATTGGGACAGCTGACCGACGAGACCCGGAAGATCATCGGCGGGATGGCCAGAACCGCCGGATCGGCGCTGCAGGTGGCGCTGGAGAAGGCCATCGAGGACGCGCTGGGGGATTTCGGGGCGCGGCGGCCCGCGGACCTGTCGCCCCGGATGACCCGGGCCTTCGAGCTGTACTGGCAGCAGAGCGCGGACCGGATGAACCTGGTCAACACGGTGATGCTGGAGAGCACCGGGGAAGCCTACCGGGCCGCCGTCTCGGACATCGTGGCCCGGATGCGGGCCGGGCAGGGGATTCTCAACACCGCGGCGGGCGAGATCATCACCGGGGCGGAGGACTTCAACACGGCCCAGCGCGTGGCGGTGGAGCGGATGGTGGACAACGGCGTCACCGGCCACGTGGACCACGGCGGGCACCACTGGCGGCCCGAGACCTACGTGGCCATGGACATGCGCAGCACCATGCACAACGCCAGCCGGGGGGCCTTCTTCGAGACCAACGAAAAGCTGGGCAACGACCTGTTCCTGGTGTCCCAGCACCCCGGGGCGAGGCCGCTGTGCTATCCCTGGCAGTGCAAGGTGGTGGCCTGGAAGGGCCCGGCGCGGGACGTGGCCGACGGCGACGGCAACCCGGTGCACGTGTACGCGCTGTCCGACACCAGCTACGGCGAGCCCGCGGGCCTGTTCGGCATCAACTGCGGGCACCATCCGGAGCTGTTTATCGAGGGCGTGACCCGGGTGCCGGAACTGAGGCAGACCGAGGATCAGAACGCCGAGGCCTACGCGATCAGCCAGCGGCACCGGCGGCTGGAGCGGGAGTTCCGGGACGCGCGGCTGCGGATCGACGTGGCCCGGGCCCGGGGCGACGACACCGCGCTGAAGGGCGCGGAGGAAAAGCTGCGGCGGGCCGACGAGCGCCTGGACCGGTTCTGCACGGAGCACGACCGGAAGCGCCGGCGCGAACGGGAATACGGGCCGGTCCAGGCGACATGGCCGGAAAGGAGGTAAAACCGATGGCGGAATGCACCCATCCCGCGCGGATCATGGGCAAGGGCGGCAAGATGATTTGCCTGTCCTGCGGCGCGGAAGTGAAGCCGGAGAAGCCGGCGAAGAAGCCGGTGAAGGACGAGAAGGAAGAGAAGGGCGAGGAGTGAGGACCGGGACGGGGGAGGACCCCCACCGGCGCTGCGCGCCACCTCCCCATTGACATGGGGAGGCTTATGGGAAGGCGCCCCGCTGAGACGGGGCGGCGAGGGAGATCATCACGTCCGGCGGGACGATAAACACGCATCGGCCTATCACTCTATCAGGCCGGAAAAAGGAGGCAGTATGGGAAACATTTTTACCCGGAAAGCGCTGAATGAGATCATGAGCAACGAGGGGCTGACGCCGGAGCAGCGGACGGAGCAGGTTTTCGGCCTGTACGGCCGGGCGCTGGACGACGGCTACATCGCCAAGTCGGCGGCCCAGCAGGCTCAGCAGACGGCGCTGGAGACCGCCAGGGCCGACTGGGAGAAGGGCCTGAAGACCCCCGACCCCAAGGAGAGCGACGACTACAAGGCGCTGAGAGGCGAGTTCGACGCCTACCGGGCCATGCAGACGGCGCGGACCTCCGATGCCTACAAGGGCGTGAAGGGGAAGTTCTTTGAGCAGGTGTACGGCATGGTGGACCGCAAGGACGGGGCGAAACCCGTCGAGGAACAGCTGAAAAGCATCCGGGAGAAGTACGAGGAATACTTCGAGCCGGAGCGGCAGCAGCAGAAGCCCCCCGTGTTCGGCGCGCCGACCAAGGGCAGCATGCCCACGGGCGAGGAGGGCGCCGCCGCGGAGTTCGCGAAGGCGTGGGGCTTCGGCGGCAAGAAGTAACAGGCGGGGCGAGGCCCCGCGGAGAGGAGCAGAATTATGGCATTTGTCCAGGCGAACGTGGATTACGCGAAGGAGTACAGCCAGGCGCTGGCCAACGCGTATCCCTATCTGAGCTACTTCCCGGAGATCTGGGCCGGGGAGAACGCCCGACTGTACCAGCCCGGCAAGGGCAAGACCATGTACATCCCCACGATGGTGACCAGCGGCGCGCGCGCGGCGGATCGCGACCAGATCACCGGCACCTTCAACCGCAACTGGAACAACACCTTCACCCCGGTGACGCTGGAGATGGACCGCGAGTGGGACACCCTGGTGGACCCCATGGACATGGAGGAGACCAACGCGGTGGCCACCATCGCCAACATCACCAAGGCGTTCAACCAGTTCCAGAAGATCCCGGAGATGGACGCCTTCCTGGCCGCGAAGCTGTACAGCTTCGTGACGCCCGACACCAGCACCGTCAACGCCAGCACCTTCCTGAACAAGTGGGACACCTGGCTGGAGCAGCTGACCAACGCCCGCGTCGGCCTGGACCGGGTGGTGTGCTACATGCGGCCGGGCATCTACAGCATCATGAAGCAGTGCAACGGCATGACCCGCTACTTCTCGCTCAACGAGAAGAACGGGGGCGAGGGCCAGCCCATCAACCGCCTCGTCGCAGAGCTGGACGGCGTGACCATCCGCGTGGTGCCCGACAGCATCATGAAGAGCGCCTTCGACTTCACCGAGGGCTGGGCCCCCGCCACCGGCAACAAGCAGATCAACGTGATCCTGCTGAGCACCGACGCCGTGGCCGCGCCCGTGAAGTACGAGACCAGCATGATCAGCGAGCCCACCGCCCAGAGCAAGGGCAAGTATCTGTACTACGAGCGCTACTACTACGGCGCGTTCAAGCTGGCCGAGCGGTCGGACGCGATCATCGTGAACGCCGCGGCCTGAGCGCCCGGACCCACAACGACATGAAACGAGCTGAAAGGAGCATACAGCGATGAGTGACGTCACCGGCAAGATCGCGCGGAAGTATATGGCCCACTTCCTGGACGCCAACTTCCAGAGCGGGAGCGCCAACTGGTACCGGGTCGGCAAGGACCTGGAGGAATACAACGTCGAGATGAATCCCGACACCGAGAAGAAGAAGAACATCCTGGGCAACAACAGCTTCGTGCACAACGGCTATGAGATCTCCGCCAGCGCGGAGCCCTTCTATGCCGAGGTGGGCGACGCCCTGTTCGAGCGCCTGCAGCAGATCGTGGACACCCAGGCCACCGACGACGGCTGCAAGACCTACGCTCTGGAGGTGCACCTGTGGGAGGACGGCGCCACCAGCGGCACCTACGTGGCCTACCGGCAGGAGTGCTACGTGATCCCCACCAGCTACGGCGGGGACACCAGCGGCTACCAGATCCCGTTCGAGGTCAACTACGTGGGCGACAAGGTCAAGGGCAAGTTCACCCCCGCCCAGGGCCAGACCCCGGCGAGCTGGGAGGCGGACGCCTAAGACAGGTGTTGGAGGGGGACAGGTCCCCCTCCAAGGCCACCCCCTTCAGATTTTGCTTGAGCCCATGGCTCCGGCCGCAAAATCTGCAAGGTGTGAATCCCTGACGGGATTACATTCCGCCCCGGCGCACATGTCGCCGGGACGGATTTCAAGTCGGAGGCGCTGCCGCCCTCCGACACCTCCCGGCAAGTTAGTGGGAGGGGAACATACTTCGGGGATCTGCCGCCCCGATACCCCGGCAGAGCATGGAGGAGGGCAACATGGACAACCAGATCATGAACATGGCCATTACCGTGGACGACGGCAGCCGCCGCGTCCCGATCATGAATACGCGCGGCGAGGAGATCGGCGCGTTCACCTTTCATCCCACCGACATCGGCATCGTGGGCCGCTACAACGCCATGGTGGAGCGCTTCGACAGCGTGACCGAGCCGCTGCAGGCGCTGGCCGGGGAGGACGGAGAGGCGCTGGCGCTGGAGGATCCCCGCTATGCGGAGGCCATCGACGAGGCCACCCGGCGCGTGTACGCGGAGGTGGACGCCCTGTTCGGCAGCGACGATGCGGCCCAGGGCTTCTTCGGCAGGATGAACCCGTTCAGCCCCGTGGACGGGGTGTTCTATTGCGCCAAGGTGCTGGAGGCCGTGGGCACGTACATCGGGCAGGCCTTCGACCAGGAGACCGCCCGGTTCAGCGAGCGGGCCAGGGGCTACACCAACCGGGCCCAGCGGCGGGGCAAGAAGTGACGGACATCTTCTCGCTGCCCACGGCGCTGGCCTTCGGCGGGCGGGAGTGGGACATCGACCCGGACTTCCGGCAGGTGCTGCGGATCCTGTCCGCGCTGGAGGACCCGGACCTGACCGACGAGGAGAAGGCGCTGGTGTGCCTGATGGACCTGTACGTGGACTTCACGGAGATCCCCGGCGAGCAGCTGCAGGCGGCCTTCGACGCGGCCATCGCCTTCATCGACCACGGCGCGGGGGACGGCAAGCCCGGCCCACGGACAATGGACTGGGGGCAGGACGCCCCGCTGATCTTCCCGGCGGTGAACCGCGCCGCGGGCTTCGAGGTGCGCGAGGCGGAATATTTGCACTGGTGGACCTTCCTGGGCTACTTCATGGAGATCCGCGACAGCGTGTACAGCACCGTGCTGGGCCTGCGGGGCAAGAAGGCCCGACACAAGAAGCTGGAGAAGGCCGAACAGGAATTTTGGAACGAGAACATCGGCATCTGCCGCCTGCGGGCGCGGCTGACCGAGGACGAGATCGCGGAGAAGGAACGATTGAAACAGATATTGGGGTGAGAACATGGCGGCAGGCGTGAGCGACGGCGCGGTAATCGTGGACACCGGGCTGGACAATTCCGGTTTTATCAGGGACGCGGCCCAGTTCAAGAAGGCCGTGAAGCTGCTGGCGGAGGCCGCCGAGAAATCCGGCCGGCAGATGGCCGGGGGCGCGGGCGGCTACCTGCGCGCCCTGCGCAGCGCCAGCGCGGCGGCGAAGGGCGCCACGGCGGACCAGAAGGCCCTGGCGAAGGAGATCGCGAAGACCGAGGCCGCCCTGGCGAAGCTGGAGGAGAAGCAGGAGCTGGCCCGGCGGAAGTTCGACGCCGCGCGGGAGGAGGCCGTGGCCGACGCGACCGACAAGTTCAACGAGAACACCGCGAACGCGGAACTGCTGCCCTGGGAGGACGAGGCCCAGGCCGCCCAGCAGCGGATGGAGGACCTGGAGGACGCGATCCAGCGGACCGTGGAGGCCTTCGGCGTGTTCGAGGAGACGGACGCCTTCCGAAACATGACCATCGAGACGGACATGCTGAAGGAGAAGCTGGCCGGGCTCAAGGCCCAGCTGGGCGAAGGCGGCGGCGAGGGCGGCGGCATCCGGGGCGGCTTCGCGGGCATCGCTTCGGCGGCGGCCCGCGCTCTGGCCGCGGTGGGCAAGTTTGCCGGCGGCGGCGCGGTGCGCTACCTGCGCAAGCTGGCTTCCGGGGCGAAGAACGCCGCGGTCCGGCTGGCGCAGCTGGCCTCCGGGGCCGTCCGGGGCGGGCTGAAGAAGCTGGGCGGCTTCCTGGCCGGGGCCACCCGCGCGCTGCTGAACTTCGTCAAGGGCCAGAAGGCCGCCAACGGCGGCATGGGCGTAAGTCTCAAAAATATGATGCGCTATGGCCTGGGCATTCGTTCACTGTTTGCGCTGTTCAACCGACTGCGCAGCGCCATCCGGGAAGGCTTTGAAGCGATGGCGGAGTCCAGCCCAGCGGTCAAGGGCGCGGTGGATAGCCTGAAAGCCAGTCTGAACGGTCTGAAGGGCAGCCTGGCGACGGCCTTCGCCCCGGTGGTGACGGCGGTGGCCCCGGCGCTGTCGACGCTGATCCGCTGGCTGACCGCGGCGATCAACGCGGTGGGCGCGTTCATGGCCGCATTGACCGGGCAATCCACCTACCAGAAGGCCGTGGCGGGGTTGGAGGCCACCGGCGGCGCGGCCAGCGGCGCGGCGGGCGAGGTCCGGGACCTGAAACGCGAACTGGCCGGCTTCGACCACCTGGAGATCCTGCCGAACAAGGACAACGGCGGCGGCGGTGGCGGCGGAGGCGGCGGCGGTGGCGGCGGCCTGACCTACGACACCGAGCAGGTGGGCGGCGGCATCACCGACTGGGTGGAGCAGCTGAAGACGCTGTGGGCGGCCGCGGACTACGAGGGCGTGGGCCGCGTGATCGGCGAGGGCGTCAACCGCGCGTTCGTGCTGGCCCGGGACCTGATCTCCTGGGACACGCTGGGTGAGAAGATCACCCAGGGCGTGAACGCGATCACCGGGATCCTGAACGGGCTGGTGGACGGCATCGACTGGGATCTGATCGGGAGGACTTTCGGCGACGGGATCAACACGATCGTGAACACCGTGAACCTGCTGCTGACCGGGATCGACTGGACGGGGATCGGCAAGGCGCTGGCCACCGGCCTGAACGGGCTGGTGGACGAGGTGGACTGGGCACTGCTGGGGGACACCATCGGGGCAAGATTCGAGGCGGCGCTCCAGTTTATCGGGAATGCGGTGGCAACCTTCGACTGGACGAAGCTGGGCGAAAAGCTGTCAAACGGCGTTAATTCGCTGATTGCGAAGCTGAACAGCGCCGTGGACGGTATAAACTGGGACGCCGTAGGCGTGAATTTTAGTTCCGGACTGTCCCGCCTGATCACCGGCGTGAACTGGGAGAACGTCGGCGCGACGCTGGCGAAGTATTTCAATACGGCGCTGACGGTCATCCAGACCACGGTCCAGAATTTCGACTTCGCCGCGGCCGGCACGGCGCTGGGCACGAGCGTGGCTGGCTTCCTTCAGAACGTTGACTGGCAGGGCATCGGGCAGACGATCAGCGATCTGCTGAAGGGATCGCTGGAGTACCTCGCGAATGCTATCCAGGAGGTAGACTGGAGCAAGCTGGCAGCGGATCTGATAGCCGCGCTAAAGGCCGTCGACTGGAACGGAATTATGGATGAGTTGGGGAACGTGCTGACCTCAGCCTTCAGCGGGCTGGGGGAGTTCCTTGGCACGCTGATCTCTGACGCTTTTGTGGGTATCAAGCAGTATTTTGAGGCCAACATCGAGGCCGCTGGCGGCGATGTGGTGGCCGGTATACTGCTGGGCATCGCTAACGCCATAGCGGGCGTTGGCCAGTGGATCGTGGATAATATTTTCACGCCGTTCATCGAAGGCTTCAAAAAGGCCTTTGGCATAGCCTCCCCGGCGAAGAAGATGGAGGAGCCCGGCAAGAATATCCTGCTGGGCATCTATGAGGGCATCAAGAACGCGATCAAAGGCGTCGGCGAATGGGTAAAGAAAAACATTTTCCAGCCGATTTGGGACGCGATAAAGGACGCGGGCAGCACTGTCATCACCATTGCCGTGTCACTGGTGAAGAAGGTTGGCTCTTGGGCGACAGATGTTTGGGAGAGCCTTCAGGCGGGGGTTGAGACGATCAAAAAGACGATCAGCACCGCTGTAGAGAAGGCCGCGACGTGGATCTCTGACGCCTGGATGGCTGCGAAGATGGTTACCGGCTCTATCACCAGAACCGTGAAGGGCGCTGTCGAAAAAGCCACGACCTGGGTCGCTGACGCTTGGGCCGCTGCAAAGCTGGTTACCGGCACGATTACCAGAACGGTAAAGAGCGCCGTCGAGAAGGCCACGACATGGGTCGTCGACGCCTGGACTGCTGCGAAGATGGTTACCGGCTCCATTACCAGAACCGTGAAGGGCGCAGTCGAGAAGGCCACGACATGGATCTCTGACGCTTGGATGGCCGCGAAGATGGTTACCGGCTCCATTACCAGAACCGTGAAGGGTGCGGTTGAAAAGGCG